GCCCCCTTCGGCTAGAAGCCGCGACCGTCATAATGATGACGGCAGCCAACGGCGAGTTAGTGCAACTGCGCCGTACAGTGCAGAACGCTCTAAATGAAGAGCATCCCTAGAAACAGGAAGGTTTTTCAAGTCTTCCAGCTTTAGGAAAGCTTTCATTAGTGCACCGTATCCTTCTAGGTGATCAGTACGATTCACCCCCCTTGGAACCCAGGCCCTTACTTCGGGGCACTGGAATTTTCGTGACCACCTTTCGGCAGTCCGATATCCGAGGAAAGAGATACGGCCAAGACCGGGACTAGTCTCAGATACATAGGGCAAAGGCCCAAGTATCCGTTCACATATTTTAAACATGAACGATGCGGTCCTCCAATACCCTTTCTTATAGAAAAGGTTTGCGGTTGCCACATAGGATATTAGTCGATCGGCTTGCTGCCTGTTCGTAGGACGCTCACGACGGATGTATGTAGGTGTTACCTCATACCCCTTGTAAGCATCGACGCCACATGACTCTCGAAAGTTTCCACTAACGAAAGTCTTATTGACGTTTACCTTGCAATTGTACTTTTGCAGGTAATCGAGAACAGTCACCGCATTCGTCGAAGGAACGATTATATCGTCCCCATAGACGTAGACATCGCGAGTAACAGATTTAACGTTACTCCGAGTCACAGGGAGTTTGCGATCCGCCAGAAGGGCCACTACACAGATCGTGTAGAAGTACATGGCCTCCACCGGAAAGCAAAGAGCACTGCCCATAGAAGCAAACTTCTTAAGAGGAGACACTATAGTCCCATTAGGAAGCTTAGCTCTAGTCGATCTACATGCTTCAATAGAATCCTTTAAGATCGGATTCGCATTGAACATCTCCATAGCAAGATCATGGGGAACCCGGTCACTTGCATCAGAAAGATCAATCGTTGCTAATTGACCCGTAGACGACGCACTCAAAGCCAGAGACTGATTTATTGACTGATCAGTGAAATTCACATGACCAGCTGACAAATCGTTCGACTCTATCGCCTCCAATAGGACGCGAAGAATCCCTTGTTGCGCATATTGCATGCAGCAAGGCTCTATAGCAATGATGCGGGGAGATTTGAGCGTTTTAGGAACTGAAATTACCCTTACAGGTATTTCATCTTCCTCTGACAAAATCGTAACCTTTTCGAGCTCCTTTGAATCACAAGGTGTACCTAAAGGGTACGCATTATCGATTAAAGGAAAGTAAGGCTCGAGACGATTGTGCCAGTAACTCCAGTCATACTTCTGATTTCCAGAAGCACCTTCTGAAGTAGCACCAGGACCGTGTCTAGGGATACACTGTGTTGCAGAAATAGCAAACATAGAGTTATCCCAGAGTACGCGAGATACGCTGACAAAGTCGGCGTAATATCTCTCTGGTACCGAAAACTGCTCAAATTCATGCTCGATCCGTTGATAGGACGCGAAGGCCTGCGCTTCCCTTTCGGGGGCGCAGGGAATCTCGACTTTCTTGAAGAGAAGGCAAATTTGCCTAATCGCTCCAATAATGGTCGGGGTTTCTTCGTGTTCGTCATCGTTAAACCTCCCAGTCTCACGGTTGAAAATAAGACTGACCATACCTTGCAAAAATGCAGGGATTGATCCAATCTTTCGGAAGTTCCGAAACATTGTTGAGTCTATATTCCCAATCTCAAGTGCTTGTTCAAAGTCACGAGAGAAAGTGGGAAGGGTTATCGTTAGAAATGATAAACCCTCGTTTTCAACCCGTGACCTAATGGTTTTCAGGTCACGTAAATCAGAGACATCAGCGATGCACATGGTGGTAGCGTCTATATAGACCTGCTCCACCAACTCTAGATAGTCACTTACGTTGCTTTTCAAGTTACCTCCATATCTGGGGGACAACTTCAAGCCACGTACGTCCACTATGTCCGTGCCTGATCGGCACAGACCAAGTCAGTACCGACATCAATTACTAGTGAAATTCACGAGTAAAATAGACACACTTACGTGTGCCCTAAAGCGGGGGACTAAACGACAAGAGACTTACGTCTCTTGACCGAAAAGTTTGCCCGACGCCGTAGTGTCTAACCAGGTCTTAAGACCTGCAATCAGTTGATCTACTTGTGTCTGAGTAAACCCATAATCGGGTCTATCAATCACAACGTAGAAGCTAAGGGTCTCATAATCATTCGCTGAAGTCAGCGGATCAGAGACAATAGCACGCTGGTCTATTCGAGCCATGGAACGAATTCTATTCGCCCCTGACTTGATATGAGACAACGTTAATTGAAACGTTGAATCCGCTTTTCGATAAATGGATTTTAATCCATTCGATTCGACACGCGGCATAGACTGCGCTACTGAATTAACGGTAACGACTTGTGGATCGGTGAACATAATGTGGTTGACCTCCAAAGTTATTCAGGAAGTTTAAACTACAGAATGTACGCTTCTTTCCTAAGGAAGATACACTTGATCCTGTAGCTCGATTATATTCCCGGAGAGCGGCCCCAGTTTTGTCTGGATATGCCGAGAGCCGAGAGTATAGCTAATTTCCTTGCGTCTAAACCAGACCAAGGAAGGCTAAATCCAAATGGACTACTTGATGGTGTACGCTGCTTTACGTCAATAATACGACTAAAAGTCAACGTACGCGGCCCGTCTCGAAACGGAAGTTTAGTTATAAACTTCATCGTTCTTACTCGGTGCTGCATAACATACAAGTATTTGGATACGACTCCATCGGAGAGGTACTCAGTCACCCGGTCTATATTCCGGCCGACATTGAGCCCCCAATCGATGAGCCAAGTCCAAGGTGTTGCTCTCCAGACGTTTGACGGATTTATCCTGAGACCGTACATCGTCATCTGACGACCAATACGGTTCATTGCAGAGTTATACTCTGCATTGGATAAGTCAAACTCAGGTTTGTACCATTTAAACTGACCAGATGTAGTTACTAATGTGGAAATTTCCTCATATAGTTCCCACGTGGCCGGCCCGGTACAGAGGATGTTCTCGTGAACGACGCCCGCGGGTTGAACCCGCCAGCCAGTTCCTGAGGCAACCTTGACAACCTGATAGTCGTCTAGAAGGGTCCGCCTATATGTCTTCCATTTGTCATTTCCATGTGACATTTGTGACATGTACTTTGCTGTAT